TCGCAATCCCTTAGAAACTCAAAAAAGTCATTTGTAATTCTTACCATAATAGTAAATTTAGTTTATTGTTTGTTTGATTTAATGTTCTTATAAATAGTAACCCCTATTACCCCAATGGTAATTAGAAAAGCAGTTAAGTTTGAGTTAGCTGCAAGGAAACAAATAATGTAAAGTGCAAGGCAGCATAACAACAACCCAACACAAAAATATGATAGCGTTTTCATAATTTATTTTTTTAGTTCGCTTTGAAATTCTACAATCCCCCCCAAAAATTAGAGCCTTTAATACTCATATTGAAGGTCGTTACATACATGCGTACATACATGCGGTGCAATTATGTGCGTGTGCGCTATGCGTATGCCATATTGCATCCCGTATAACGCCTAATGGTTAGCGAGTGTACATACATACATGCGTAATATAATAAGAGGGCGCTTTCGCAACCCTCTCAATTTCAGTTAGTTAGCTGTTAACCTATCAACTTGCCAACTTGACCACCTTTTGCCGTTACAACACTAGCTGAACCTTGACTTTGAACTGCTTTTTTCGTTTCTCTTTTAGGCTTCTTAACACTAAGCGAAGTATCAACAATGCGCCCATGTACATCTATATCAAAAACTATCTTGAGCGTTTCACCTGCTTTTTTATCTACTAGCTTTCTAAGGTCATGCCCTCTAAAAGCACGTAAAACCTTTTCTCCCATAGCTTTAGCGCAGTCGTTTAATGCTTTGTGCTTTTGCGATGTTGTACTTTTTTTCAGCTCTAAATTGTAGGCTCTTTGTAAGTCAAGATGTTCGGTACATGCTTCATCGAAGTTAGTAGCGATGAACATAGATAAGTTTTTATACTCGTCTTTTTTAGCTTCAAGCGTTAAGGCTTTGAACATGTCGATGTTTAAAAAATTTGTTTTCATTTTGTTTGGTATTAAGTTAAAAAATTTGTACCACCACCGCAGGAAACGTATATAGAAACCTAGATACAACAGTGATACTTGAAAGAACTTTGTTCAATATACGGCGGCTCTTTTGATTGTACAAACGAGCTATCGCTCTGCAGCCCAGCAATAGCAAGGGGTGTGCTTTGTAACTACTTGATACTCAACACTTTAAACCATTCTAAATAAGGTATGCAAAAAAGTTAAAACTAGGTCGTAACTACTTGATCTTCAGCACGTTACAAATGAAATTTTTATTTAGTCTAAATAGGCTGTAACTACTTGATCTTCAGGCGATTAGCGTCTAAGCGCACATCTCAACACTAGGTATATCAATATATACGAAAATTATTTGAGGCTCTTAAAACGGCTTATTTGCGTTCTCTTAGAATCATTCTAAATAAAAATCAAGAATCTTACATCTAATACGACTTTGTGCTTTTTGGTATGAT